AACATTAAAAGTTCTGTTTACCTTTTCTGTTACACCAGTTGTAAATTCAAAATTACCTTGCGTAAGTCCTCCACCCTCAACAGTTTGTAATCCTACAATATTGTCAGAGAAGGTACCCGCACCATTACCTGGTCTTGGAGGGTAAAAGTATTTAGTATTTTTGGTTTCTACCGCCATTAGGTTGTTATTGTTGTAAAGTTTTTACTAAAATCAATGTTATTTCCTCTACTTTGTCTAACCTCATATAATAGAGCATTAAATTGGTCTCTGATTTCATATAGGTTGTATTGTCTATAGATGTTATTTTGAGTATCGTAAATTGTATAGATACCGTCATCAATAGATTTTGTTTGATTACCATAAAGAGCAATTGCAAGAGATGATACATCATATTCAACCATTTCTATTTCTAAAGTAACAGGATTAAAAAACGTATTACTGATTATAATATTTTGATTTGGTTGACCAATAAATGGAGTCGCATTTGGCTTATTTGTTGGTGAAGACGAAGGTGATAAAGTTAAGAATATTAAATTTGAATTACCGTCAACATATCTATATCTTATTGATTTTTGAGTTGTGTTTACTTCATTACTTACAACAGGTTCACAAAAGAAAGACGATGTAACTACCCTAAAAAAGTTAGGTATTTTTGACCCATCAGGATTTAAATACTCAATTCTAAAACCAACTAATCCTTGAGGGACAAATTTATTTTGAAATTGTACTGGTACATTAGTTATATCAATTATAATACCTTTAACATTTGGTAATGCACTTAACACACCGCAATCAGTAATTTTGGTTCTGATTTGAGCGGGTCTCAAATATAAAGTATAGATACCAAGAGCGTTGAACTGTTGTGCAGGTAGTGTTAAATTATATAATCCACCAATAATCTCAACGTTCGCATTTCCACCTGTCTCAGTGTTATTGAAATAAGGTTTTAATATTGTTTGTGCGTCAAGTTCTGTTAGAATAAAGTTATCCGTAACATCTCTTGATGCTGTGTAGTTCATTATTATCTGAACATCTTCAGGACTAACGTCCGAAGGTCTTATTGTTCCATATGAGCCGATTGCCATTTGTTTTTATTTTATAAATAGTTTAGTTCTTTTTTTCAACGTTAAAAAATCCATATCCGTAATTAATCATATCACCAAGATTATCAACTTCACCCAATCTTTGTATTCTTTCGTAGGCTGAGTTTTTACCTCTCTCAACATAAATGTTCGTTTGTACTTGTGCCTGGTCAATAACTTTAAGTAATGCTTCATCTTTTGTGATTGGCGTTTGAGTTAAATTATTTTGAGTAAATCCTGAAGATTGTTCAAAAAATAAAGTTATTCCTGTTATATAATCATAATAATTTACGTCATTAATTGTATATGCCGTGAAAATTGGATTCATGTCAGTAATCGCTCCCCATATTCTTCCGTTTTTAATTACAGGTACTCCTACCACATATTTTACAGAACCATACAACGCCAAATCAGTGACACTTGATTTTGTTATTCCTGATATAGTATAAGGTACCGTAACATAATTAAAAGATGTTTGAGCGGAAACTTCATTAACCGCATCACCTGAGAATATATAGTCGTAACTTACGGGTGTTTTAACCCAATTACCTCCCGAAGGAATAAAAAATGCTTCGCCATTAGGGTTGTTTATAACAACATTCGAATAAGGTGTTGTAATCGTCTTTGTAACTCTTGTAACACCCCAAGGATTTGTTTGCTCTAACGAAATATTATAAGTTCTGTTTGCAACAGGATATGTATGACTTAATGAATTTGGTACGTAAGTAGTAATTGTTTGTTTTGGAGAACCATCACCCCAATCCACTTTATATGCTGACAAATCAAGGAATTTTTGAAATTCACTCGATGTGTTATAAATGTTATAAGTATATGGGTTTGATGTGGTCGATGAAAATATGAAATTAGCAACAACATCCTTCTGTAATACTGCACCATCAAATGGACTATAGTATCCAACATCAATTGCGGTTTGTCTGATTAATATTGGAATGGTTAAACCTGTTAACAATGAGGTTCCGTTAGGACCTGATGTCACTACCTCAGTCATCGCAGAGTAAACCCCTACCGTTTGTCCTGAATAAGTCGAACTAACATCTTGTCCTTGTAAATTAACCGTAAAGATATCCCCTTTAATTGTTTGGGGTGATATTATAATATTATAAAAATCTTCCATTATTTTGGATTAACGTATTCATACCATTTTATGGGTACCGTTACCCCAGCCCTTTGATTAAGACCATTTTGACTATAAGCATTCTGATACGGGTTCATATTAAACACTTGGTAGTTGTGTTTCTCGTAATCCAACTTAACTCTATAATAGAAACATTTTGTATTATCAAAAGTGTATTTATCTCCTATTAATGACGATTGTGGTATATTCATCATTTTAACAAAATAACCTTTTTTAGCATCATAGAATTTAGCCGCCATAAAGAATGTGTCAATGTCCAAGAAATTTCTTTTCTTTAACCAATAAACAAAGAATCCTTCTTTATCCCCAACATAATCCAATACAAAATAAGGTTTTTTAATCTTAACAGGTGTTCGTTGCATTAACGCGTCCATTGTTAAACCCTGTTGTGTCGGGATTATAATTGTTATGTAGTTTTTTTGTCTTTTTTCGTCCACATTGTCGTAGAAATCCAATTTGAAAAATGAATTAGAAAAGTTGTTTGTGTAATAATAAATCTCATCAGTTGTGAAACCTTCCATTTGATAGTTACACCCCCAACTTGTTGATGCACTTAAAGAACCTCCCGAATAAAAATTAAATTCATATTGGATGTCTGTAATTTCATCATATTGATGTGTTGCAGTATTAAAGAATGTATATGGAGCATTTGGAAATCTATCAACTTCAAAATCTCCACCAATTCCAACAACTTGTTCTATGATGTTTGCCTCATATTCTTCAATACTTTGGTCCAATCCCAAGTAATCCCAAGTTAATTGTACGGGTATTGTTATTTCTCTGTCAACAAACCCTTCTTGTCTTATTTGTATCTTATTCACATCCATCTATTAAAGGTTTTACAGGGTAACTAACTCCAAGTAATGCAGAGTTATAGTTTATTCCTTCAGGGATTAATCTAAATTGAACTTCCTTAAATGGGTATTGAGCCCTATTAAGAAATGGATAATCTACACCCCTGTCCAAATTATCAATAAACCCATAACTGTATATATCTCTCCATCTGAATTGTTGGTCAGAATTTGAGAAATAAGAGTAAGCAGGTACATTATCCACAAATTGAATATCTCCTGTCTCAATGTAGTCAGAGAATACTCTAACTGTCATTGATGTGTGGGGCTCATAATAAAAACCAGGTGCGTTCGTATCTGAAGTTGAAGTTGTTTGGAAAATATCTTGATTATATTTTATCTTTTGATAATAAGGTGCCACAACTCTTTCTGTTTGGTCGTAGTCATTCCACTCACAAAAATCACCGTCAATAGTATCACCCGACATTAGATTTTGGTTATAATAAAATGTTTTGGAAGACAATGTATATGCCGATGTTTTGATATTTGTATTTGATTTTAAATTAGTACCATCCCACCAATAATTTGCAGTACTAGTTAAATTAAACTCCCAACCTTGTTTTAACCCAATACCATTGTTTGGTTTGTTGAAGTATCCTGTATAACCCTTATTGATTATGGTTAAAAACAATTCGCTAACAGGTCTTTTTTGGTTATCAATTACATCATTAAGATTTAAATCATAATTCACCGTAATGTTATAAGAATTACTACTTGTTTTTTGAGAAACTCTTGAAACTCTGTTGGGTGTAATTGAACTAAATTCAAATTGTCTTTCTTCAGGAAATACATTTTTTTCAAACGCATTTTTTGTCATAATACAATCTTCAAGATTTGTTATAATCTTATGTTCTCTGACGTAGTATTTTGACGTAGTTTCTAAAATATTATCAGGATTGGTAACTCTTTTGAAAGTACCTGTCACATTATTTGCAAAAGTTGCCCCAGAATAACCAACATTAAAAAGGTTAAAAATATAGACATCACTACCAAAATTATCATTACCTAATGAATAAACTTGGAATAACTTAATATTGTTATAATTAATCGACAATTCGACATATTCTCCCACAGATAAACCGTGTGGTGATATACATTGGAAACTTATAACATTGTTTCCGTTTTGAACATTATTTTTAATGTAAAATGGAATTCCTTGATTTGCATACCAAGTTAAACTTGTACCATTTAATGTATATGATAATTGTTTATCGTAATTGTTTTTATGAGGATAACTAACGTAATAAGTCCAATTGTATGTGTAAGCGCTTTTGGCTCGATAAGTAATGTGTTGGTCACTTACATCGGGTCTATAAAAATCAAATTCATAGTATTGTGGAAACCCTTTCCATATCTTATTATCCATTGACGCTATTTGGTCTGCATAATATAACGTGTTTACAAATGGAGTATAATTAGTAGTTCCAGTATAGGTATTGGCATAAAAATAATTAACCTTAAATGTTGGTCTAAAAATGTTGTTTAACTGTCTTTCATCATCGTAGATTTGAGCTAAACTAATACTTTGACTTCTATCATATTCGGTAATTTGTTGACTTTGTTGTTCTAAAGACAATGAAATTTCTTGGTCAACCGCTGGTGCTGACTTATACTCTAAACCACTTGGTATAATTGTATATTTATTCACTTATTGAGTATTTTGTTTTGAATTTATCTAACGCACTTTCACCTTTCATAATACCAAAATAAAATTGGAATGGAGCTCCAACAATAAATTTAGCAGATTTTGTACCTGTTGCACTATACTTACCTGTTACAGGGTCAACACTAAAGATATACCCTCTTTTATTTAAATCATCTTTATCGGGACTTGTACTTAAGTTTTCACTTATAAAATAACTTGGTGTTGCTCCAGGTATTTCAGTTCTATCCAATGACTGGTATTTTTTACCCTGAACAATATCCGCTTCCTCTGTTGCCCAACTATTATATTGACTACCAAATATTGTATTATTAGTAACACCAGTATTTAACCCCCATTGATAGAACGGCACAACTTGTGATTTAATACCATATGGATACGGGTAGTATCCAACATCATTATTACCTCTAAAATTAATTCTTCCTGGTGTTAAAAAATCTTTAGTTTGTAAATTTTGTGTTGTTGATGAGAACCACACAGCCATAACAGGGTTATCTGCGGTACCTAAAATACTTGTTGGGGGTGATGAGTCATAATATTCGGGTGAGAAATTAATATTCCCAATTTCACTATTAATTGACAATAACTGAGCAAAATCACCATCGACTCTTCTAAGAGCAAAATCACTTTTACGTCCAGGTCTTGAGAATAATTGGTTAACTGAGTTATCACCTACCGATAAAATCTGTGCAAGAAAACTTTCATCCGTTATTCTTGATATTACAAATAGGTTTACAAGGTCTGAAGTATCTCCATAACTTGTAGAATCAATGTCAGGGATAATATATGCTCTTGTTGAGGGGTCAAATGAAAGTTCCGAATAAAAACTATCTTTATATCCTAAATTTGCAATTGTGGTGGGGAACATTAAATTAACCTTGTTAACTGATGTTGGTTCATTTGTTCTTCTACCAACAAATTTACTATCAGACATACGATATGGACTACTTCTGTAATAAAAATTAGTTGTCTTATCATCAAAATAGGATAAGTGATTGCAGAATATTGGTGTTTTTGGTTTGTTTTGTTTATCATAAAAAGTGTCAACCTGTAATGGAAACATATATAGGGAACCATTAACCCAATTATTTGTAAATGTTTGAGATAATACTCCTCTACATAAAGCATAAAAGAATCTAAATCTATAACTCCATTCTAAAAAGTTTTTTAAGTCCTTACCTAAATCTAATAGTGGTTTGTTCACAAACACATAACAACCTAATTCAATGTTATCGGAATCCGAACATCCAGGTTTAATCCCAAAATCTTTTCCAAACCCAGTGTAACATTTTAATCCAACCATTTTTTCACAACTAAAACTTTCTAACACAGTTTCTGCGTTTGGTAAACCCTCAAGTTCTGCGGTAACAATAGAAGCCCCTGTACTGGCACCGTTAACCGATACATTAGTACCATCCTCACTTAATAGATAAGTTTGAAATCCAAGATTTTGTTGTAGTAACGGTTGAGAAGCGGAACCGTCTTGGAAATAATCTGATGATGGTAATCTATCAGTCCTCATAACATTAAGAGTTTTAGTACTAATAGTCATACCCGTTTTAGTTGGTAATGAGGGCGTGTAAGAATAATCAGTTGGGAAAATATCAGAATAGTAGCTTGAACTTCCGTCCCTATTTTTTGGTGCAAGGTCAAAATTAATATAAACACCGTTCCCTGATAAATCTTCAGATGAGTCATAGTAAGCATTTCCCGTTCCTTGAGCCGCTTGGTTAGCTCCTTGTGATACTAAACATTTAACCCCGCCAAGAGTAGTTGTAGTAAAATATGTTGAGCTAGGAAGATTACCATCCAAAACACCATAATACCTAACAGCGTTGGTTGAAAATGCGGAAAATTGTAATCCAGGAATTTGAGAATTATTAATACCCGCCTCAAAAAAGTGAGATGGTGTGAATATAGCACTTTGACCTGATTGGAAGTTTTGTACAGATATACCACCAGATGGTACAATTTGAATTGGTGTATTAATCCTTGTTGATGCCGTAAAAGTAACATCACTATTAGTTGTAAATCCAAATAACGCTCCAACGCCGTATTCATTATTATATAATGGTGAATATGGGTCTACACCTCTTTGTAATATTGTTACATATTGATTGTCAAAATTTTCAAAACAATTTTTATAAGGCACTGAGTTTGATAACGTTTTGGTAACAGATAATAATGTTTCTTTATAATTTAAAGTAACCAAAATATTACCATCTAATATACTTGGGAATGTCTCAGTGCCTGGACTTGGATTAGTAAGATTAAAATATTCTGTTATGGTAAGTGCCGTTAATACTTGGAAATACTCGATATCTAAAGGATATTTATACCTTTGGCATGTTGGGCCAAGATTGGTTACAGTATACACTGCGGTTCCTCCTGTGGTTGATATGTCAATACAATCATTATCAACTATTGTATGTGAACCTGTAGTAATATATGTTAATGTTTTTGTTTCACCAAAACAAGTATTGTAAGTTGTCGTACCAGTACTTATAATATTTATGGTTAAACTAGCAACACATTGAGATTCTCCATCTCCAACTGAACCACCATTTAACCTATATGATTGTGTTAGTTGAGTATGTTGTCCATTAGATATTGATGTACTAGCGCCGCTCACTGTAATTGTACCTCCTGTTGGTAACAGTGCTTTTCCTTGTATCCCCCTAACCACTCCTGCAAATTTAGTTTCACCTGTCCATAGATAATTAACATCCTGACTAAGTGTAGGACTAACAAATGTTAATAATTGACCTGCCTCATATTTTTCACTATAAACAACTGTTAAGGTATTATCTGTATGTTTTTTACCAATATTAGAAGAGTAATCAAAAGTAACATCAATCTGATTAACCCCATCAAAATATTTTTTACGAGTGTTAAATACGTTAATTCTTTCACTTAAAGTTAACCCTGAAGTATAAGCCCATATGCGTCTAAAAGAACCATCTGCACTATATATCTTAGATTTTGTAGATTTAAAAGTACTCCTATTATTTATTGGATTATTTCTACTTCCTACCGCCTCACTAACTGCGGTTGTTGCAACAGTTTTACTATCTCTATTCTCTTCTTCTTTATCTGCACCTGTTTTATTAAAGTCACCACCAAAATTAAAAGTATCAAATAATTTTTGAGAATACTTACCACTATCACTAAATTGAGTTATTGTAGAACTTGCTGGTGATGAAATACCATCTTCAACCGTCTCTTCAGGTGTACATTCACAAGCTTGACAATCAGGATAAGTCATCATAGATAATTTAAATCTTCCAAATTTTTGTTTCACTATTTTCTTAAAATTAAGAATTAATAATGTTGCTCCAGTCCCGTATAATAAAGTTTGTGCAATAAAACCCGCAATCATACCTGCGGTCGCACCAAAAACTGCGGTACCTGCAATCGCACCTGCTGTTAAATATCCATAATTAACTGCGTTATATGTAAAATTTAAAATTAAATATGCTAAAATTAATACCGCAAAATTATTCCATAAAAACACAAGAAAATGATATGCTATTAACAATATTGGTCCAACTATTGACAGTATTTGAAATACAATTGAAAATAAAAAGAAGATAAAATCAAAATTTCTAAATCCTTCGTTTACAGGAAATTTATTAATTGTTGAATCACAATCTTGACTGTCAATTTCTTTAATACCTACAAATCTACCTCTAGCACCTTTTTTATATTCATCAATTAATAATGATGGAGTATATACTTTATTAAAATCAAACTGATAAAAAGTATCATCACAGTTAATTACTTCATTTAATCTATTATAATATTCATTTCCAGATGTTTTACTAAATCCGTCTGTATATCCACTCCAAGCCAATCCAAAATAATACGAACTTGATAATTGGTTCTTAGCGGTTGCATTCCCTTTCAATGGGTCATCTGAAGAATTTGCCCAACCATATTCTTTAACATTTGGTAATAGATAATAAGGTCGTCTTGTTTGCTGAGTTAAGGTTGCAGGTTGTTGCCATTTAACCTTAAATCTATACTTGGACTTAGTTGGGATACCAATAGTTGGGTCATAAGAAATTACTCTGTCACCAAATTCATTTGTTATATAATAATCCAAATTCATTGGTAGTTCGGTTAACCATGTACCTGAACCATCAATAATATTACCCGACTGTTCTAATTGATATTGTTCTAACACTGGATTACCTTCATCATCTTGGTAGATTGTTTGTCGTATTGCTAATATTTGCCCAGGTCCTGTTGTTAATTGACATAGGTTACCCATATTATCACGAGGTTTACAACCCCTCCTTACTCTAAAGGAATCTTCAGTTGAATATATTGAACCCATGAAAGTTGCCGTAGGTTGTATATCAACATTTGCACTATCTCTTAAATCAAAATCAACACGATTGATGGCAATATCACATAATTCAGGGTCACCCCAAAGCGGAGAAACTTCTAAATTCTTAACAACATTAATAATCTGTGGTAACGAATTCAAATCATTAGAACTTCTAAATCTATTTCCTGCAACTTGAGTTTCTGTTGCAAGTCCCATTCTAATTAAATCTTGTGGAGTTAATGAAAACTCACCAATATCTGATAAGTCAACATCCATAACTAAAGTGTGGTCACCTTGTGGTACCCCCATTATCATATAGTCACCACTATCGTTTGTCTTTACAGTAAACTTATAGTATTTGTCGTATATTTCTACTGCGGTCGCTCCTGTTAGATTGTCTAATCTTGTTGGTAATGTGCCTGTTGCCGCGTGAGCTGAATATGATTGTTCGTAAGGAAGTAAATTATATCTAAACCCATCTTCATTTTTATCATTTGGTGATTTGTATGGATAGATACTTGAAATTATTGGGTTTGATTCATCAATAGAACTTATTGGTATGAAGATTGAAACTCTTGCATTTGGTAATCCAAATCCGTTGTTTGCTGTAACTCTTCCTACAACCACACCATACTGTGCACAACTTTTAATATACACATCCTCTTGTTGAATCTTTAATGATAAAATCTCTAAAAATTCATACTCTTGGTCTAGTTGGATATTAATGGTTTTATTAATACCTAATTCTGTTCTTATTCTATACGATTGACCCATCAGTTTCCTTTAGTTTATAAATAGTTTATGTGGAATTTTTAAAGTATCCACACCATTAAATAATAACCTAAAGAAAAATAAAATAAACTTGTTATGAAAAAGTAATAGATTGGAAATTCTTAACCGAAACTCTGATATCCTTATTTGGGTATCTAATCTGATAAACTTGCGATGGTTGAGCAAAGATGGTATCATCAACAGGTCCAATTAATTTTGTTTCAGGGTTTGAATATGTCATCGATGTTTCTGCAGACGAATATTGTCCACCAACTTCATTAAACGTATCAATATTAGACACCGTTAACACACCATTTGTATTTTGTATTAAACTTCTAATTTCAGATAGATAAACATTTTGTCCTAATTGTCTTGTTTGAGGATTCAAGTATGCAGATACTTTATCAACAACACTTGAGATTACTTGTCCTGAATTCTGAGCAGAATCTAATACAATTGAAATGTCCATACTTAAGTCAATAACTTCAGCACTGAAGATTGAAATATAATCATTCATCATTCTATAGTTAGACAAATAATTTGCAATGTTCTGTTTTAACGTGTTTGAAACTATGTTAGTTAATTTACCTGAAGTATCATAAGATAATATTTGAATTAGAATTTTGTTGTCATTTTCAGTGATTGAAACTTTAGCAGGTGCTCCAAACTGAGCTGGCATGTTTCTAATTAATGATTCATAATCCTGAACAGTAACCGCTCTTTTTTGTGCTGCAAAGTTGAATGAAACATAGTTTCTAATTTCTTCTAAGGAAGGAATACCCGCACCACCAACCGCAGCGGTTACGTTAACACATCTTAATGAATTAACAACCGCAGAGTTTGTTGTCTCTGATGGTCCATTAACAAAGAATGAAACAGTACCAAGGGAATTAATTACATTTGTTCCTAAGTTTGTTGCCAAACCACCACCAACTCTATATTGGATAAAGAGTGTTGAGTTTGGAGTTAATGTTGAACCTAATGAAAGGTTATTTGAATATTTTTGTAAATCTAATGTAGTACCTAAAGTTGTGAATTGATTTAATTGGTCTTGAGCGGTATTTGTACCTCCACCGAATGTCATCTTCTTAAATCCTTCAGGTGTATATTCAGTTATAAATCTAGTTTGTGTTTGAATGTATTTACCAACTTTAATACCAGGTTGGTCCGAAACTTTAGTTGGGTCTTCAATAAAAACTCTGTCCTCTGCCAATGCATCAACCTCATACCATTTATTGTCTAACCCTAAAAATTCAGAAACTGATGGAGTGTTTGTATAATTCGTACCATTCTTTAATAAGACACTTGTAATACCTAAAACATTTTTTTCAGGTAAAAATAACTCAAAGAAAGGTTTAACATCGTTAGCATTAATTACTTTTTTGAAAACTTTGGTAATACCATTAACAACAAGTTCTCGTTTTGTAATAGTATAATTAATTAATATGTTATTCGCATTAAAATTTGGAATCTTTAGTCTATTTGGGAATCCTTGAGAATTGTATGGTGAGGCAAAATCAATGTCATATACATTCTCAAATACGATACCAGCTCCGACAACTTGTGAACCTCTCGATAAGGTACCAAGATATCTTTCATCTTCTTTATCACCAAACGCAGGAACTGTAATTGAAAAATCAACTAAAGATACTGATGGTCTTTGACCTGGTAACTTTAATCCATAAGTTCTGGCTATATTATATATTGATGACCTTTGTTGTGCATATTGTAATACAGTTTCCTGAATACTTCTATCAATATTGTAGTGTAGATTATCCGCAACCGCAGCATTTAAATCAAGGAATACCGAGAATACTGAAGCATCATTAAAATCTTGAATTAACTCAGGATAATAAGTTTTGGCGTAGTTTAAGAGTTCAGTTCTTATTGACTGATAATCTCTGGTTGTATATGATATTCTATTATTTGCCATTTATATTAAATATTAATAATTATAAAATCACTTTGACCAAAGGTTGAACCATTGGTTGAGTAATCTAATCTTATTTTTGCTGTGTATTCGGAGGTTCCTTTACCAGGAAATCTATAAATTGAAGATTGGTTTGTTCCCGCAGTATTTTGTCCTGTTGCTATATCCGCCTCTTCTTGTGGGTCTGCAGGAGTTATACTCAAACTATTAACTAACAAGTTTGGCATAAAGTTCTCAATAGCATCTCTAATGTCAGATTCAATTGCATTAAAAGTTAATCCGTCAAAAGGTTCAAAAAGGAATTCGTATAATCTTGTACCAAATTGTGGTAAAAAATATCTCGAACCTTTTCTTGTTAATAACAAATGAATTAAATCCGCTTTAATTTCTTGAGCTTGAAATTCTGTTAATTCTAAGTAATCCCCTCTTCTTGAATCTCTGAAGGGAAAATTAATACCGTATGTAGTTCCATTAGCCATTACCAATAAATATAGTAGTATTTCCTTTTATGTGAACTGGAGTATATGGACAATTTTTACATCCATTCCCGCAACAACTACCTCTCTTAATATGGTATGACTCAGTCATAACTACTTTACCATCTTCAAAATAAAAATCAGTTGGTTCATGATTACTTGCCATAATTTTTTTAACACGTTCTTGGTTAATCCAATCTTCAGTATTTTTTATCATAGTATTATATAAATAAAAAAGGAATATGTGTTTTTTACATATTCCCTTAATTATTAAGATTTATTTTTAATTATTTGATTTCGCACGCTCCACCTGAACAAGCCAACTCACCACTTAAATCAGTTTCGTCAGTTAGTTCAACAACTTTTGACAAATCAATTGAGTGAAGTTTTGAGAATAATCTTTCAAATTCTTCTTTAGTACAATCGGTAAAAGGTGCTTGAACGTAACTTCCGTTATCATATGGAAGTACAGATAGTCCATTATAAAAATCTCTGTTATCCCAAAACCACTCGCCAGCTAAATCCCAATCTTCAGGTTTTAAACTAATTGTTGCAGATACGTTATGACTATTTGAACCACTTCTGTGTCCAGGTTTAACCCATTCTTGTGTAATTTTTTTAACACGCTCTAATAATTGGAATGGACTTTCAGTTCTTAAAATTGCCCCCTCAGGTGCTTTTTGTGGTACCGAAATAACCGCTGTATCGTGTGGACGGAAAAATTCATCCTCAACTAATTCAGGGTGATTGTTTAATAAATAACTGTAAATTGATTCGTTTTTACCTACACGGATTCTACGGATGTAATAATCGTTGTGCCAAGCGTGAATACCTGATGAAGTTCCTAAAGTTAATGAGGTTGTTCCTGCAGGTTTTACAGTTGTTGTACGAGCCGATTTATTAATACCAATTATCTCAGCAACTCTTGAATTTTCTTCTTTAACAACTTTCGCAGCTTCTTTCATATCATAACCCAAGACAACACCTGAACCAATACCTGTCATAGATACACCGATTAAAGCGTCTTTCTCAGTTGTTCTTTTCCAAATATCACGAAGGTAATGGAAGTTAGTATAACCCGCCTGTAATGTTCCGATGAACGCTGCCGCTTTAACACGAGCGTTTAAATCTTCTTGTGAATCAATGTCAGAAACATTTACCTCACATAAGTTACAGAATTGATTTGGTCTTAATGCGATTTCACAACAAGGGTTTGTTCCCCAATCTTTATCGTTAGTGAAATAGATACCAGGTTCACCTGCTCCTGAAGCCTCAACACGTTTCCATAAATCCATAAAGAAATCTTTAGTGATTTTATGTCTAACCAATGCCGCTGAGTTGTTTGCTCTACCTCTTTGTGGATTTTGTTCCCACCATGCTCCTGACTTACAAGAAATCATCTCTTGGTCATCTGCACTGAATAATGAAATAAGTGCCGCTCTACGAATACCACCTGCTAACACCGCATCTGCAATATGACAAACCATATCGTGAACTTCAATCGGGGTTAATTTATCATCATCCTCTTTTGAATCCAACATAGTGGTTAACTTATAGATACAATCTTTCAATGGTTGAGGACCTGGTGCTTTACCACCTGAAGTTACAAGTTGAGCTCCTTTTGGTCTAATGTCTGAATAATCAAACACAATTGTTGATGACGCTTTACCGAAGTAAGATTTCATTAATACTTTAATTGCGTCTGCCCATCCTTCAATAGAGTCACCGATTAAAAATCTTGTGGTATATTTTGGATTTGGTTTTCTAATTTCAGGTAATTTTTCTACGTGATGTTTTTGAACTGAATAACCAACACCTGTTCCTCCTAATAGTAAGAACATTGACTCAGAGAATGCATCCAAGTGGTCGATAGGTAGATAAGCACAATTGTAGATTCTGTTTGGAGAAATTTCAATTGGTTTACCACCAAATTGCATTGACCTCATTGAGGGTAATACTTTTTTATCATATACCATTTTGTATACTTCTGTAATCTCATCTTTCAATGATGGGTATTTTTTAATATGCATGTTCATATTACGGGTTACCAATTCTTCCCACGTTTCGCGTCTGTTTAATTCTGGTACGAACTTAGCGTACTTCATATAAACTGTTAAATCTGACAATATCTGTTGTGATGCGTCCATAATTTTTTCTTCTTTGTTTATTTAATTTTATATTGTTGTTTTATTATCTTCTCTTTGTTTTCTCTTCTCTAATAGTTCTTTAACCCTATCTCTTTTTCTCTCTTCTTGTTGTTCTTCAAATCCTAAGAATGTTACAGATGACTCTGTGTCTATCTCAAGTAATTCGTTGTTAAACTTACAATTTTCAAATACCACACCATCTTTACCGATACGTGATTTTGTGATTGCTATTGTTGCCAAGTTCATTTCTTTCTGTTGTAATGTCTTAGCCACTGTAATGATAACGTGTCCTACTTGTGCCTTTTTAATTGAACCTCCCATTTGGTCTGTGGTTACAACCTCAGAAGAGATTGATGACCTGTTACCTTGTGTTGCTGTCCAACCAACTAATGATAGTTCGTGACACATCGCCTCAAAACCTCTCATCACCGAACCCTCAGCCTTCCACTCATCCTTACTTGAACTTTCAGGAACCACACAATCTATGTAATCCAAAAGAACCAAGTCAATTTTAGTACCATCAGCAATCATTTTTCTAATTTGATTTTTGATTTGACTCATAGTTACAGTATCTGATGGAAGTTTCTTAAGAATTAATTCATTCTTCATTGTTTCCTTAATCTCAGTAATTTTGCCCATCACCGCTTCTTTGTTTTGAACCAAGTTATCTGGTTCAATACCAGTCCAAAGTGTGAAGTGTTTACGTTGTATAATCTTTGGATTGTCCTCAAAAAAGATTTGAAGAACATTGTATCCAAGATTAAATGCCGTGTTTGCTATCTTAGTTAAGATTGTTGTTTTACCAACTCCAGTGGGTGCTAAGATAACACCAATTTCTCCCTTTGCCAAACCACCTTTTAATAATCTGTCAATTCCTGCGATTCCAATTGGAATTGGGTGTCTAAAGTCCTCATCAAGAACTGTATCTAAGTTGGAGAATATGTCTGTTGTTCCTGTATCTCTCTCCCCAACTTGTAATGCTTCTCGAACAAGTCCTTCAACCTTATCGTAAGATTCGAAATCCCCTTCAGTTATAATCTTTTGTGCTTTATCCATAGCCTTTTGAAGTTCTTGTTGTTTACAGAACTTCAAAGCCTTTTCCTGAACGAACTGAGTTCCTTCAAATGGTGCGTCTTTAATTTGTT